TTAGCTTTTATTAAAGCAATATTTAAAGAAGCAATCTTTGCTTCTTGAATATTCCTTTCTTTCATCACTTCGTTCTCGAATGAGGCGAAGGAGTCCTCTAAGCTCTTCAATGAGTTCTCCTTCTCTATCAATGATTTCTTCAATATTGCTACTGTAGTTTTCAATGAGACTTGTTGCTTCTTCAATTGATTGTTGTGAGCCTTCAATTCTTCCGATATTTTTTCTAACCTCTCCAGCTCCTCTTCCGTCAACAAAAAATCGCTGTGTAGTGGTGCAAGAAACACACAAAAACAAACTACAAAAAAAAAAGCATCTCAAAAATATTTTCATAAATAACTCCATCAAACAAACAATATTTACATTTCTTCTTTTGCTTTTAATAAATTAGTTAAATAATGTTTATTCTTTTTTAATGGCAAAACAGTTGCTAGTTCTTTCATATCTTCAAGAATAAACTTATCTTTAGCTTTTTTATATAACTTTATCTTTCTTCTAACATTCACAATATAACAATCAATACATTCCGAAAGCCATTTCTTCACTAACATTCTTATCTCATCCTCAATTTTTTCCCATTCAGGATATTTTTCGTTGCAATGCAGATTTTCAAGTTGCTCATAAAAGACTAAATAATTTTTTTTAATATCTTCAATAATCGAAGCTAAATAAGTCTCTCTATTTTTACTCATTATTTTCTTTTTGATATTATTAAAATGAACCCTTTCTATCAATGCATCTTCAACAATATCAACAATACAAAGAGCAGGATATTGACAAACCAAAAACGACTTAAATATTTGATACACCTCACTTTCTGTCTTTTTAACACTCTTAATCAAACTAGCCTCTAAATAATCATCAAAACATAAAGACTTCTTAAACAGCATTTTTTGCAAAGTTTCATCCTGAGTCTTTTTTATATTTTCAAGCTCGATATCTTTTTTAAAAGCGTCCAGCTTATTATCAAACTTTTTTCCAATAGCTACGCTCTTATCACCCCAGCCGAATTGAATACCCCGCATCATCAAAACAATAAAAATCAAAATAGCAATAAGTGAAATACTAATCCACCCTGCAACATTCAAACCATTCAAAGCTTCAATCATCTTATTTTCTCACTTTTTTTTACTTTTTTTTTTCTTACCATAAAATTAAGCCCAGTATAGCTCAAAACCATTTTTCATGTTGCAATTAGAGATTTTTATATCTTGACACAGTTTTTAAAAAAAACTAAATTCAAGTCAGCCTAGTTTAGCATCGTAACAGAAAGCCAATACATCCACCACAATCAAAACGGAAGCAAAACATCCAACCCCCTGCTATGAAATAAACTAGGCTCAAGTTACATAATCTGCCGATATGCAAGCCCAGAAAGCCAAAAAAAATCCTCTTTATTCCTTCCCCTTATGAATAGGCAACCGCCCGCACCTTCATAACACAAAAAAAACCGAACCTATTGCCCGCCCCTATTCCGAAACAACTTTTGAAGTTTCGGGGGGCGGGCGGTTCGGTTTTATGAGATATGAGGGGAAGGAATAAAGAAATTAATATAATTAGATTTAATTAGACTTAATTATACATACTAATTAACTTTTGCAAGCAAATAATTAATATTACAAATCATAAAGCTGAAACAAAACCAAAAAGACAGAACTCAAAAATATTTAAGTATCACTATGCTTTTTTGTTAATATAAAAAAACGCCTTTGCAAAAACTAACCTTCAGAAACATGCAACACTCCATCAATCTTATACACAACCCCCTTAATATGAGGGTCACCATTTTGCAAATCTTGCAAACACAACTCTTTTTGAACTACCAAATTATTAGCATCAAGCAACCTTGTATAAAGAGATTGTGTCACCAATAAAGCATTTGTTATAAACTCCTTAAAAAATAGTTCAGGTAGCAACGTCCGCATTTCAATAATGTCATCATAGGCGATTGAATATTCTCTATGATACACGGAATGAGGTAACAGCGTTTTCCAAAATGTCCCTGTCCAAAGATAAATAACGCCTGCCTTAAAAGGCTCACAAGGAATACCCATTAAAAAATAATCTCCAGCACCAAAAGCCACTTCTCCCTTACCATAAATATCAACCTTATTGTTTTTCTCATTTATGCTACTAACACAAACACCTTTATAACCTATATCTTGAGTGTTTTCTTGAGGTGGTCTATAAACAATCTTATTGCCTTTTTCATCAAGAGTTGCCTTATAAGGATAGACCCCGCAATTTTTGATATATTGCCTCTCTCCATAACTCAAAAGATAATCAAATAATAATAAATTGCTAATAAGAAGACAAAATCTAGGAAGAGGATTTATAATAGGCTTATTGCTATCTGCATCAAAAGCATATTTTTCATTTTGCCAATATATATCTTCAAAGTTAAAAAACATAACATCATTATCATACTTCAAATCAAAATCACTTGAAGAAACTTGAACAGTTTCTTTTCCTTTTTCATAATTTTTAATCGGGACTTCCTTAAAATCAATGTATATTTTTTGGCTAACATTTACATACCTATTAGTAGCACTATAAGAAGCCATTATTAAAATATGAATAAACTTTTTATCTTTTTTTAATATCCCGTTATGCCCTTCTATATTTGTATTTATTGCATCTATCAACTTTGTTTTATAAAAAACAAAATCTTCAAATTGATTAGTTTTTTTATTTAAAAGCCTACAAGCAAAATGTAAAATACCTTTTTCAATAAAGCCAATGTTATAATTTTGAATATTCCATAATTCAACACGTCCTGCTCCATCTTCAAAACGCATATAAAAAGATAGAGTATGTTCCTTACCCCCATGAAGACTATACAACGTATTAAATTGCTTTATTTTTTTTATAAAAAATGTAGGTTTTTCATATAGCCAGCTCACATGTCCATCTCTTAAAGTGCTTTGCCAATAAAAACGCATGGCACAGCCCAGATATGTTCCACTATTAGAATTATAGCCATCAAGAGTGGGCTTCGTTTGTTGAATAAAATTATTTTGACATTCCCAAATATTATCTAAACATTCAAAAATAGGTATACTAAATTTAAGATGATGACCATAACCTGAAACATCAAAAATTGATGGTTCTTGCATATAAGAAATATTTGGAATTGCTTCTAAAAGTTTCTCAACATCCGCTTTTTTCTTTTCATACTTTTCTTTTAATAATTGGTAATAAAGCTGTAGCTTTGGAGAAGGATATATTCTATTGTCATTATTGGGTTGTGGCGGAATGACAACAATAGGCTTACCGGGCTTTACAGGTGGGTCAAACCAATCACTAGGCGGTTTTGGTGGCTCATACCCTTCAATAGTAGGCGAGTTATGCCCTTGTGGTGCTTCATCATGCTCATTAGGCAGTGAAAAAAGTTCAATGTGATTGGGAGCAGGCAACATATAACGGTATGTGAGATACTGCAACTCTTGCCTATAAGCTTCATATATACACAACTCATCAAAAAACTTTTTTAAGGCATTAAACAGTGATTCAGGAAAACTCGATGAAATATGCTTTGAAATATGCTTTTTGCAAAAATCTAAATATAAACACGGAGCTTTTTTTGCAATCTTAAAACGTTTATCAACCCATCTACCTTTTTGCCATACATATTCCAAACCTAAAAAATATCTCACTTCTTCTTGTTCTTCTTCTAGTAGCTCTTTTATTTTTTCTTTTATATTGTTTTCATGATTTAGTTGTCTTACCTTTCTTATTGACATGTGCAATAAATGCGAAATTCTTTTTATTGTCTCTCTTTTTTTTCTATGCTTATCATCTAAAAAAAAGCCCTGCTCACCTTCAAAGCTACCCTCTTCAAACAATCCTCTTAAAATACGGATAGGTGTTTTTTCTTCAGTTATTCTAAAATAAAGACGTTGACTTTCCTCACTTTGTGTTTCTTCTATAAATGACATTATTGAAAAAGAATATAATGTGTTGAGATAAAAAGAATTAAGTTCTATTTCATTTGTTTTTGTTTGAAAAACACCAACAGGAATTTCATTATTGCTAGAAAAGCTCTTATTATCTAAACGAATTACTTTAACAACAAAATAACTAACATCACTATAACAATCCCAGCTTATATATAACTTTTCATTTTGAGTTATAGCTTTTATATTAAAAGGTGTTTGAGGGATTTGAATAAAATTGACTATAGGAGCTTTTTCAAAAAGTGCATCGAATGGGTTAAACAAAAAGCCCCCGACACCTAACGTTTTCTGCATCTTGCTTTTTTTTATGCTTATTTTTTCTTCAAGAATAATAGCTTGTAATTGTAAATTACTTTCTTGATGTAACAACAAAACCTTATCATAAAGCCTAATATTAAGATTTGTTTCGATTTCAAAATTCTCAACCTCTTTTTTTTGTGTTTCTCTAAAGTGATTTATAGCTTCCTGAAGTAATTTATAAAAATCTTTGATGTTTGGATATTCAACATATTCTTCAATAAACGCTTCATCTTTTGGAAATATTGAAGATTGTTTTATTCCTGTTACAGTGTTTTTATCATCTATTTTTATAACACCTTCAGGAGTGGTTTCATATTTTGTTACAGTGAAAAAATAGATATTATTTTCATACTGTCCGCTTACACTATTGAATTCAATCTTATTATAAAGACAACAATGTAGAACATCCTGCCCTTCCCCTTCTCCATAATAATGAATACATTTTAAGGGCTTTTTGTTTTTCTTAATTGTTTTTAAGATATAATTATTAAAGATTGTTGCCTCTTTTTTATGAAGTCGCAACACTTCTGTTTTTCTCTTATCTCTTAAAAAATGACGCATCTTATCATCATCAAAAACAGAAATAAAAAAACTACTAGCAGTTATTTTTTTTAATCTTCCGTCTTCATCAAATATCTTATTAGCAATTGGCTTTAATGCAAATTCAATCCTCATTTTTGTTTCTTCTAAAAACTTAAATAAGGCATCTGCTAACGAAAGACTGTCAAACTTAATCTTTGCATTATTGGGTAAAAACTTTTCTTCATAGGGGGTTATAACATAATCATCTATAATGCTATCACCCTCAAAAATAATCTCTGGGCTCTCAATAGAAAATGGAGAAATAGGCAATCGATTTAAGATTTCAAAACCATGCAAAACAGGCGTAAACCCTCTCACTGTCCGCTTATGAAGTAAGCCTATACTGTCATACACTTCGATAGTTGAAAAATCTTGTACCCAATTAGGCATATCATAAACAAAAACAAATTGAATAGCCAAATATCTTTTTGTGTTTGGCAATTTAACACCTATATTTTTTTCAAAGTCTTTTATACTTTTGTCAATTTTTAGAAACGGAGCTTTTTCAAAATCATCACTAACATCTGTCCAATTTATAATTCGGGTATCTTTCTCAACAGCCTTCACTTTGATATATGCTTTGTTTCCAATATCAGCAGTAAAGCGTAAAAAACGCTCAGGCGATTTTTCTCTAGTATATTCTGCACCATTTATTTTATACGTTTGTTTTACTTTAAGATTTTCGCATCCTAAGTCAAAATGAAAAACTATAAACCCAAAAGTGTTATATCTAAATTCATTAACCTTTTCAAAGAGAGGGTCAAAAGCAAGGTGGAAGTCTCCGTTTTTAATTTTAGAAAAGACAATATTTTGGGCACGCAAAACCCCTGCAATTTCATTCGCATTCTTTCCATAAGGATCAGAAAGGCTAGAAAAATCTTTTTTCTTAGATTTTATAATTGGCAAAAATGAATAAAAAAGATTGACTAAGACATCAGCTTTTTTCATTCCTTGAAAATTAGAAAATACTTTTGGTAATTTGTGATTTTTTAAAAGCGTTTCAAATGTAGAAAAACTAACAGAGACTTTTTTATCCTCTTTTGATATATCCTTAATAAAGCCACTAGCGATATATTCTTCTCCTGCATAAATAGAAATATAAAAGCTGTTAGGTAATGGTATTTCTAAAAGTTCTATTTTCCCACTTCCTTCAGTATTAGCTTTCTTGCTATAAGAAAAAGTAATTTCGTTTTTTATTTCAACAATATTTAAGGCACTATCAAAAAAAAATATCATGCAAAACCTCTTAATAACTTAGCTCTTCATAAGAAAACGTAATTGAATAATTTGACGGCTCTGTTTTTATAGCCCCCATATCTAGTTTTATGTTGTTTTCTCCTGTAAATATTATAAATGGGTTTAAGATAGCTTCTTTTTTAAAAAGCTCATAATTATATTCAAAAGAAAAAGCGTCTCCTATTAGAGGCATCCCATTTTTAATTATAAGCATTTCATTTTTACTAAAAGCAATATCTTTATTAAGACGTATCTCTCTATCTTGATTTTTTAACAATGGAAATTCTGTCGCTTTAATTTCTACATCAGCATAAAACTCAAAAATAATTATAGGAAAAGTGGGAATAATACCATTATAAAAAATAGTTAATTCATTGGTAATATTTTCTGCGTAAAATCTTTCTTCGCATGACTTTTTATATGAATAAGGCAAAAGAGAAACAAGAGTAAATGAAAGAGTAAAAACCCTACCAATATTCCAACCTTGATTATATGTAGTATTAACATTGCCATCTAGGACCACACGATAGTAGCTTTCATTTTCTTTTTCTTCATCATTATCTAAAAAAAGAAAAAGTGATTTAGCAAAAAGTGCATGAAAAACCTTGCCTCTAAAAGCTTCCACTGCTTGCAAGTTATCAGCTTCAAAGTTTCCTTGAATAACAAAATTACGTGAGCCTATATGCGAATCAACATCAGCTAAAAAGCTCCCCGCTTTTCCATTTAATTCTGCAAGATTATTTAAAACTTTAACACTTGAAGAAGTGCAATAAAGATATTTTGAAAACTCAAGGCTTTCAAATTCACCTTTTTTGTTTTTAATTTTAATTTCCATAAAAGCAATTATAAAGATATCTTTTTTTACTTTCCTTATAAGATTGTTTTTTATAAAAACAATGTTAGAGAAATAACTTACCTAAAATACTTTTAGCTTGCTGTTCTTCTTCAGTTTCAGGACTCTCAATGTCATTATTGAGATAATTAATTCCGTGTGCTAAAGCATCAAGACGGTCGGGGCTTTTTTTAGCACCGGGTACCCAATTGCAAAGTTCTGCTTCTAATACATCAAGAGAATAATCAGGATTGTCTTTTTTGCAATAAAAATGTAGCCTTCCTTGCTGTGCCAATATAGACGCTTGCATAGCTCTCGCCTCTTTGTTTTGCGAAGAATGCACCCTATGAATAGGAACAGAAACCCCAGCATTTATAAGAGTTGACTCCGTCATGTCTCCGCCTTGATTATCTTCAACAATGCAAGAAGCCCCCTTAAAAAGCTCACTTAAATATTTAACACGCCCACTCCATTCAAAAGGGGTACCAATTAAAGAGCCATCATACAAAATATAATAATGGAGATACCCTGTCATATTTGGTTTTTTTTCATTTGCTAAAATGGACGGAGCTTTACCTTCCATAATAACAATAATACCAGTATAGTCACTAGTCTTTTGCGAATGAGTTATTGCTGGGTCTATTGCTATAATCATTCTTGTTTGATCATAAGGGCTGGGTAATATATTAACAATATTATTTTCTATCCATTCTCTTTTAAAAAGTGCGTTAGGGTTATCATCTAAAATCTGCCCTTCTAGTTCTTGCAATGCTAAACGGCTACCTTCGTATTTTGTGATAATCGTATTAAAAAATTGAGGAGATAAATTGCTTTTATTAGAATAGGTTGACCCAACTGTAACAACGCATGCGTCTTCGCCTTCTTTGTTTTTTAGCTTTTCGATTTCTCTAGTGAATGCCGTCGGTTTTGGTGTTGATGTAACCAAACATAAAGGATTAGCCCCAAGCCTCAACCCTAGCAAAAGGTTATCAAAGGTGGCTTCAGGATATTTCCATTTATGCAATTCATCACACCACAAAAACTCACTTTGAGCTCCTCTCGATTTTTCTGGTTCGCTTCCATAAAAAAGAGAAACCACAACGCCACCTTTAAAAAAAATCTTTTTGATTGAAGGACGATAGTCCATACAAAGACTAGGTGGTGAGCATGCTTTAAGCCCCGACTCTCCTTCAATCATTATGTCTCGCACTTCTTCAGCAGTAGCCCCGCATATTGAAATACGCTTATATAATCCCGTCCTTATTGCTTCGATAACAGTTTGGCACGCTGTTCGAGTTTTGCCCCAACCTCGTCCACAACGTAAAATCCAAATGTATTTTTTTCCACTCACCCATTCTAACGGCGGAAGTTGTTCATCTCTTGCCCAAAAACTCCAATCGTATTTTAGTTCATCAATTTCTTTTTCTGTTAAAGAAGCAATAAAGTTTTTTGTTTTTTCTTTATTTTTTTTCAAGAGACTAAAAGTAAGATTTCTTTTTTTATGAATATTCCACATATTTATCAGTTTATCATACTTAAAAACCTTTTTTTGAGAAAAAAAAATAAAACTTTTTAGATAAAAATGAAGAAGCCTATCCCTGCTACTTTTCCCTAAAAAACTTTTAAGATAATTCTTAATACGCATTAAAAGAAGAAGCTTGCAAAAATAGGCTCACAAAAAAGGAGACGCTCCTACGAGCGACTAGCATAAGTATAATGAAAATATAGAAAAAATGCAAGAGTCAAAATAATTAACTCAGGTACTAAACATCGCTATATTGCGTTCGCATTGTGTGCTTGCAACTGGGTGCGAAACATCGCTATATTGCGTATGCATTGTGTGCTTGCAACTGGTGGCAAAACATCGCTATATTGCGTTCGCATTGTGTGCTTGCAACTGGTCGCAATACACCGCTACATTGCGAGGCGTTTCTGTACAGCATTGGGTGTGCATTGTGTACAGCAACTGGATGCAAACCCCGCTATATTGCGAGGCGTTGCTGTACAGCATTGGGTCGCAATATAGCGCTGTTTTGCATGTGATGTCTTTTTATTCTATCCTGCTCGTCTTGCTTCCTCAATCATTTCTGCAATAAGTGTTTTTAAATCTGCAACACTGCCCGCATTTATATAAATGTCGTGAACTGTCAATGTTGCCATTTCAACAATTATTTTAGCTTGATGTATTTCTTTCAGGTCTATCATTGCACTCTTAAAACTGTCGCCCATAGTAGTAAAGTTTTTTCTAAATTCTTCTGCAAAGAAATCTCTATCAGCTCCACTTAATTGTTGAATGATTGTCCCCGCATGCTCGCTTTTAACGTCAACACCACCTTCTAATGCTTTTGTGATTTTTGCTAATGGTTCTAGCTTCCCTTCTAATTGGTCAAAATAACTTTGTAATTCATCTATGCTATTATTCACTTCATCAGCTGTTATTTTGCCATCCTTCATTATGTCTTTTATAATGTTGTCAATTTTTGTTTTAAAGCCTGCGTTTGCAACTGTAGCACTTATTATTGCTTTTTTCATTTCACTTGCAAAAGCTTTTTTAAAAGATGCCCAATCAGCATTATAAGCCGCATCGCCTAAGCTACTACTCAACGCTTCTGTAATTGAATCTTTCAACCCTCGCCATGCCTTTCGGTGTTGCTCTAATTCTGTTGGAACTCCACCTAACTCACCAAAAACTTTTTGTGAATAATTTTCTAATTCTTTGGCTATATCTTCGCCTTCTTTCATAATCTTATCAATAACTTTTTCTTTTTCTTGAAAGCCAGCTTTTTCTAATTCCATAAAAAGCGGTTTTAATCTTGACAATATTATACTTTCTTGAAGTTTTGCCCACATAGCTTCTCTTATTTTTTCTTTCATTGCATCGCGAAGTCTTGCGAAATCTTTATTTCTAACAGCATCTACAAAAACATTTTCTAAGCCTTGTAAATAATTGTGAAAACCGTTTAATTCTTCAGTGTTTATGCCTGCAGCTTTTAAGTTTTTTTCAATGCTTTTTTTATAAAGATTTTTTAATTTGTTTTCTAGTTGAGTATCTCCTTTTTTATGTGCTTCTTGAATCTTTTTAGCTAACTCATTCATTGTAAATTGATATTCATAATGATAACGTTCCCAACCTACAGGCACTTTTTTACCAAGTCCAAAAAACCAACCTTCTTCTATTATTCTAGTATCCCATCTCGTCTCACTAGCTAGACTTTTTTTCTCTCCCATTTTTTGTAACACATCGTTAATATGATTTTGTTGCAATTTAACACTCAAGTCATTCATCATTTTGTCATAATTGATAAAACCTTGTTTCACTGCGTTTGTTTGTTTTGCTATGCGTGAGGCAGTATCTCCTGCTCGCCTATTTGCCTCATCTTGACTTCGCTTTTCTTCATCTTCTCTAGCCTTCGCTCTTTCTGCATTAAACTTATTAGCCTTATTATCAATATAATTAACAAACTTGCTAATCAAAGTAACTCCCATTTGAGCCGCCCCTATAACCGCTTTTGTCATAGGGTCTGGTATCATATCAGCAATTTGTCCAGCAATTTGAACCACCATATTAAGTCCATCAGCTAATGATAATGTGCCTTTTTCTATAGCATTTAATATTATATCTGTTACATTATTACCAACACTTAATATTGTTTTTGTGAGCTCTGCTCCCACTGTTGCCGTTGCTTTTAGGGCAACAGCATTAATCTTTTTGATTTTTTCTTCGGCGGTTTTTTCGTCGATGTTACCAGCTGTTTGTGCTTCCCCGATCGCTTTAATTGTTGCTTTTTTAACATCTTGAATTGCCTTGAATTTAGATGTAAAGCTATTGGTGTCTTTTTGGTCTAGCTCTGCTATTTTTGCATCTATGTCGCCCAGCAAAACGTAATCTTGACCGAGTTCATTGCTTAAAGATTGTGCTTTTTGTTGAAGATTTTCTATAAGATTTTGATAGTACGTGATTGTTTTTATATCATTTTCTGTTTTCTCTTTTTTTATTTCACGGCTTGCTATCTCAGCTTGTAACTCTCTTATGTTAAAAAGAGTCTCTTTTAGCTTTCTTTGTTTTTCTTTATATTCAAGTTCTGTTTTGTCAATAAAATCAAGCTTTAATGGCTCTTCTTCTTTTTTTGGAGTAGGTTGTGAAGTGGTTTTTGGTGTGTTTCTCTTCTTTCTTATATAATCTATTCTATTGTAAATCTCTTGAAGTTCTGCATCAAGGCTACTAAATTTTACTCCTTCTTTTATTTGTGACACATCCATATCTATTAATTCGCTCAAGTCTTTCATTAACAATTCTTCTTCTTTTTCTAACATGTCAATATTTAGTCTTTTATCTTTTTGTTCTTGTTGTATTTTTTTTAGTGTGTCTTCTCTTTTCTTTTTATATGTTGCAACAATATCTTTTTTCTCTTTTTTTATAACTTTTGGAGTCTCACCTTTTAATATTTTGTCTATTTCTTTATTAGAGGTTTCTAGATCTTTTAACTCGGCTTGTGTTTTTCTAACCTCTATTAATTCTTGTGCATTTTTTTCTACTCTTTCGTAATACTCTTTGCTTGCTATTAAAAATTGTTTTTGGTATTCTTCAAAAGCTTTTATTGCTTCTTCATAATTTCGGGGGACTTTATCATATCCTTGTGTTGCATCATTCCATTTTTTCTCTGTTGTAATTTCATACCCAGTAGCTGTTTCAAAATCTTTTAATTCGTCCCACACTCTCTTATTTACTTTGTATCCGTTCTTTTTAGCATTCTCTATCATTTTTGATAGTTTAAGAAATCTATTAAAACGATCTTCCATTTCTTTGTCTTTTTCTGCCGATTGTGCTTGCTCTTCTAATATTTTTTTTTCAACTTGTTTTGCAACCATTGCTCTATATGTCATTGCTTTTATTCTTTGAGTATTAATATCTTTTTCTAGTCGTAATTGTTCTAATATTGCTCTTTTTACAACACCTGTGTTTTTTATAAATGCTTCTCCTGTTTTGCTCACGCCTGTTACAACATCAGGAACTAAATTAGTTAAGTTTTTGAGTGTTTGGTTATATTTTTCTTGCTCTTCTTTTGTCTTGTTAGTTTTGTCTTTTAATGTTTCATACTGCCTTAAAAGATTTTGAATATTGCGTCCTTTATCACCTGCCTCTTGTGCTTTACGTTGCATTTCTTTTATGTCTTCAACGCCTTTTTTTGCTTCACGCACCATGTCTTCACGGCTCTTTTTAACCTGCGAATATACCGAATATGCAATAGACGCAACCGCTGTTACAACCGCACCTGCAATAAAAATCGGATTGTGTAACATTGTGGCATTTAACAACTTCATAGCTTCTTCTATTTTGGTAATTAATGCGGGCATTGTAAGAAATGGAACTATAGCCGTCGACGCTGTAGCCATTGTTGTGATAAATGTTTGCACTCCTACAGGCAAAGAATTAAAACCTTTTAGTAATTCTGTAACTCCAGAAACTAAGCCATTCATAGCCGGCTCTAAAATGCTTCCGATTGTTATTTGCACGGCTTCCATTGCACTAGAAAGCTCTGCCTTTGTGTTTGCAAAACTAGCATTTTGTATATTTTGCATTTCTGCAGCTGCTCCCTCACTGCTCTTTAATAAGCCTTCCATAGTTGCTATAGCATCTCCGCCTTCTTCAATTAACTTAGCCATAGCTCCGCCTGCTGTCTCTCCAAAAATTGCTATGCTTTCTGTAACGCCGATGTTTTTTTCTTTGAGTGTGTTTATTATATCTGCAAAATTGCGAGTTTGAGGATTGACTTCTTCGTATGATATGCCTAGCTCTTGCAATTTGTTTCTTAGGTCTTGAGTTCCACTTGCCAATTTTTGAAAAGCTTGTTTTAAGTATGTGCCTGCTTGCTCTCCGCCATAGCCTGTGTTGTAGAGTTTCATTAGTGCCGCTGTTGTAGTTTCTAAGCTAATGCCTAAACCAGAGGCAACAGGGCCTACATACTTCATTGAGTAGGATAGTTTTGTCATGTTTGCTTGGCTTTTACTTATTGCTTTTGCGTAAACATCAGCAATGTGGCTCGCCTTGCCTGCTTCTAAATTAAATTGAGAAAGTGTTGAAGCTATTGTTTCACTAGTATAAGCTAGGTCAGAACCTGTAGCTCCTGCTAATTGCAAAACACCCTGCAAGCTATTAACCGCCTCAGTTGCACTCTGCCCAGCACTACCTAAAGAGTATAAAGCTTGGGACGCTTGGCTTGCACTGAAGCGAGTGGTCTCCCCCATTTTTTTAGCGGCTTCTTCTAGGAGTTGCATATCGTTGGCATTCGCTCCCATAACAGAAAATGTGTTTTGCATAGATTGTTGAAATTGACTAAATGTTTCGATAGAAGCAGAAGCAAAGGCTTTTAAGGGAGCCATTATTGCACTTTCAATCTGTTGACCTAAGATGGCTTTTTCAGAGTTTATTTTTTCTCTAATTTTTGTATTTAGTTCATCTAGTTTTTGAAGAACAGCACTTTTATTTTTTTCAATTTCATCAAGACGGATTTTCATAGCTTCCGTCATTTTTCCGCCTGCCTCTTTTAAGATTTTATCCCCTTCATCTCTAAGTTTTCCTAATTCCTCTATTGCTTTTCTTTTACTATCTTCGAGACGTGTTATATCCATACTTAATTCGGCGTATATATTTCCTATATTATAATCTGACATAAAAACTCCTTTTGATATCTTGGAATAAAATATAAAATAAGACGCTTATGTCTTCAACAAAAAAGAAATATTTGACATAATAATATTCATGTTAAAATCTATTATAGAAAAATTAAACACTATAGCTCCTTGTTATAGTTTGGAAACTTTTAATATAAATATTGCACTGTTAAATCCTATCTTTTTATGTGTGGAGATTGACGAAAAAGAAACAATAGGACGTTCTAGTTTTATTCCTTTATCTATTTATCTTTTCTTTCCAGTAGATGCTCAAGTAATTCAAACAAAGACAAAAAATGCAATTATAAAAATGTTGCATAAACGTAAATTGAAAAAAAAAGAAAGTGAAGGTTTTATTTGGATTGAGTTTGAACGAGCTACTAGCTCCCATGTAGAGAAGACTGTAAAAAAAAGATATATACATCTTTTTTTTCGTATTCCAGCTGTTTAAGGGGTTGTTATGAAAGGCTTAGAAGCAACACTAAAAAACTTTGAGTTGTTAGATTCTCTTATTCGTAAAGAAGTGGAGCAGGTGGTGATGGAGACCTCTGCCGATATGGAACACCATGCAAAGACTCATAAAGCTTGGACGCATATTTCAGGACACGCTGAGCAAAACTTACGAGGCAAGTTTAAGATTGAAGGCAGAAAAGCACATTGTCAAATATGGCAGGACTTATTCGGTGTGTGGGGTGATGAATATGGTGTTTATCTTGAAACAGCTAAGAAGTTTAAAGGCAAGTATGCAATATTGAGGCAAACACAAATACATTTTGCCCCTGCTTTTTATGAAGACTTAAAAAATGCAATAATCGACGCACTAAAAAAATCAACACGAAAATAAGGAGTTTGTGATGTTTAATAAAATAAAATTATTGTTAAAAAGATGGAAACAAAGACACATAATAAAAAAAGAGTTTGCACAATTTGAAGGCTCACATGAAGAGCTTCCATTAGGTGAGCAGTTTGCATTAAAGAGCTTTGACACCGTTGAGTTAGATTGGAGCGGGAAACGCCTCAAGTTTGTTATTGGCAATATTAACGCTGTTGATTTAGTTTTTTGTGGACGCTTTCCTAATATCCATGCAACACTTATTAACGATCTCTTAAAAAGACAAGGGGAGTTAAGCAAAGAAACAGAAATGGATGTTGATATTGTAAAATTGCAAAAAGAAGAAGATTTGTTTAATGAGGAGATTTGTAAAAAGACTTTGATAAAGCCTTCGTATAATGAACTTTATGAAAGTATGATTAGCTTAAAAAAGAAGTTGAATATTGATTTTAATCCAACTTCAATTAAAGAGGTTTTTCCTTCTGATTTTTTGCAAGCCTTGCAATCCTATCATTTTAATAGGTTGTTAAACATCGTAAAAAAAAACTCGGAGCAATAGACTTCGATAGAATAGGTCGCATTGCTAAATATTTTCACCAAAAGCCTTCTTCTTATTTTGTAAGCCTTGATGATGGAGAGGCTTTAATGTTTGATGAAGCTTGTCTTATCGCAGTAGAAATTAACAATCAAATAAATGAAAAAAAGAAGAAACATAAAGAAAAACAAAAGAATAAAGACGCACAGTTTCAAAAAGATATGGCAGAATTATTTCAAAAAGAAGAAGGTGAAATGTAAAAACTTTTTTGAATAATAAAAAACTTCTTTTAAGAGAAAAACAATATAAGTTTTGTTTATACTACTAAAAGTATTATGAGTATTAGCTCTTTAAAAGAGAAAAAAACATTCTTTATATGATAAGGAATAAAAGGAGTTTGTTATGAAAGAAACTGAATTTTTGTATTCTGTAGGCTTTGCTGGTTTTGCTTTGCTGAATCAAGATGGCACTATGCCTACTCCTAATGATTGGCAAGATGTAGATAATCAAGGCAAAGAAAGAAAGCACTCTGGTGGCATTGTAGGCAAAAGCGGAACGTTCGACCTTTCACGTTTGAAAGACGAAGACTTGGATGTGGGAGTTATTTATGGAAGCAAAAAAGCAACGTTCAAGTTTGAGATTGCAGAAGGTGATAAGGCTAATGCAACAGTAGAAAAAATTATTGCAAGTTTGAATAATGCTTTTAACAAAACAGGTGATGGCTCACTCAAAAAAGAAGGCATTATTCTAAAAGCTGAAGAAACAGCTGAAGGAAATATTAGAATTATTGACTCAAGCAAAAAACTTCCATTTTATGCTCCTATTGGCTTTTCGGGATTACTTCCTTTAATACTTGGTATTCAAGGCTATGTACTCTCTGAAGAGGTGAAGTCTGTAAAAAGTGATTTTGAAAAAGAGAGTGGGAAAAGCGTTGATGTTACAAGTGGAAGGGGGGTAAGGTGCGTTGTAAAAGAAGTAGACAAAATCAAAGGTTTAAACTTGACAATAAGTCTAGCTGGGCAAAATGTCAAAATTCTATCTATGATAACAGGGCATCGATACAATGAAAAAGCCGATGAGTTTTTTATTGACAATACGGGCAAAGTGCCAACCTTTGCTTTTTTCTATTTTGTTAAAGCGTTTGCAAAAGGTGAGAATAATGAATCGTCTTTTGAGAAAGTTAAGGTTGTTTCGTTTCCTTCTTGCCAAGCAGTGTTGCCCGGTGATAATGCACAAGAAGGAGCTTTTGCAACTATGGAACTTCAAGCGTCTTGTAGTGCTAATAAAAAAAGCGATTTGCCTATGATGTTTTATAAAGGGGTTTCCTTAAAAGACTATTCAAGTTTTGTAGAAATGATTTAAGGAGGCACTGATTAATTCGAAAGCGAATTAATCAGTGGCATCCTATAAATCCTTAACCTTTCTCTTCGAGCTTTTCAAGTCGATAAGTTGCCATCCAACCATAACTTATGGCAACTTGAGAAAG